TGTTCGGGCGTCTCTTTCAAATCTGTCATGTCCTTTGCCTCATCTGTTGGCTGACTGTTGGTTATGTTACGTTCTTCATCATCTTTTTTCAAGCGCTCAACGATTGTGCGCGACCATGTGAATGCCCCGCTGCCGCCCCACAAATCCCACGCAATTCTCCAAGCGGTAGGCCCGCCGTCGGTTTCTTTGGCCGCGTAGTGCTTTGCCTTGTTTGTTTCGTGCCGGCTAAAAAACGAATACATGCGCTTGACCGTTTCCTCGGACAAGTTTTTTCCGTTTGCAATATCGCGCGCTCTAGCAACACCGACGGCTGTGCCGCCTCGACCGTATTCGCGGCGCCACTCGAGCGCACGCTTGGCGGCAGTTTTCATGCCGTCGGTCGGTTTATACGTCGCCATCGTCGCCGCCCTCAACGTCAGGCTGCGCCGGTGCTTTAGTGCCAAACGGCTCGAATGCCATCTTGAGGCCGTAGCGCTCGGCCATCTCTTTGTCGCTTTGGATTTGTGCAAACAGCTCCTCGACGTCGCGACCATAGTTTGCTGCCACGTCGTTCATGCTCATAAGGCCGTTCGATATACCAACGACAGCGGCTTGAATTTCACGCTGCGGGTCGACCCATGCGAAGCCGCGGCCACGCCAATTTGAGTTGTCGGCAAACTTGTCAAACTTGTTCTCAGTGATTGGCAGCGTTCCAAAGTCGAGCGCGCTGCGAAGCCAGAGGCGATAAATCTTTTCGCAAAAGTGTTGAATGAGAAACTTTTGCAGCATGCGATAATGGTCGCGCTCCTCGATTGTGCCCTGACGAATTGATGAATAAGACACGCCACTCAGGTCATTCGACAAGCTCGTGTAAGAGACATTCAGGCCGGACGCAATACCGCGCAGCACGGCTTTCTCAAAATCACTGAACGCGCTGGTCGGATGCGTCGGGTCAATCAGTTTCAAATCCATGTTGGCCGGCAGCTCGTAAACTGACGCCGGCTCCATGTCGATGATAGGCGTCTCGTCCATCATGTCGTCGCCGACAAAGTCATCGCCGGATTGCGTCGTCAACACGGCAAACTTTGATGCGGCCGCACGAGCTGCTGTCAGCTCTGCTTCGCGATAGCCGTGTAGCATCTTAATGGCAGACATGGCCGGCGCCATAAATGGCTCGCCGCGGTTTTGATGCGTGCGGCTTGGCATGAATATGTGAAGCATCTCGTCAGCCGGCACACGCTCGTGACGCTGAGTGTTGTTTGAGTAATAGCTTGAATAAGTGTCGTTCGGGTGTTTCTGAAACACATGATACGCGACCGGCCGGTGAAACTCATCAAGCTCGACGCCCATGCGCACTTTGTTGCCGTTCTTTTCTGTGCTGTTTTTCTTTTCGTCAATCAGGTCGCTCTCAATAAACTGAAACGAAATCCCATCTTTTAGGGTTGAGCCTTTGAGCACACGAATAAACACCTCACCATCGCGCACCAATGTCTCGGCAGCAAAGCGCTGCATATCCAGCCATGACATGCGACCGCTGATTTCAGGATTGCCAACACGCCCCCACGAGGCGAATGCGTTCTCGATAATCTTGTTACCGGCCGCATCAAGTGACCGGTCAGCGTTACGCGCACGCACTTGAAGTGAGAAGCCGTTCTCACCGACGACGTTTGTCTTAATAAGATTGAGGTAGCGCTTGGCGTATTCGTTGTTTCTAGCAAGGTCGCGACTGCGTGAGCGCAATATCGCAAGGGCATTTTTCAGCTCGTCGTCAGCCGACGTTTCTGAGATGCGGAAATCTGCAAACAAACGGCTCTGGTCTGCTGCTGCATATTTACGTTTTGAGAGTTGCTTGCCACGGCGAACCTTTTGGTCTGCGTTTCTGCGCAAAAAGTCAAACACGCCCATGATTAAAACCTTCCGAGAATTGTAAAGCCGGCGCCTTTACCGTGCTTGATGCGCTCTTTGCGCTTATGTGCTGCGACCTCAGCCTTGTAATAGTCGCGCCATTTGACCAGCTCGTCAGGCGAGAACTTGTTTAAGCTGCGGCCATTGATGCTGTAAGAGCTGACGTCGGCGTCGGCCTTGCCCTCGAGAATTGCCTCAATCTTTTGCAACATGATTTCGCCATGCGTGCGGGCGTCGACGTTGTTGTCATAGTCAGTCAAAACATCAAACTCGCCACGGTCGACAATGATGCGCTCGTTGTCACTGTTGCGTTCGATTTCGATTTGGTAATGGTAGTGACCGACAGCATAGCTTGCAGACGTTGCGCTGTTGACGGTGAAAAGATAATCGTCGCCACTGCTCGTCGCCGTAATAGTCAGCTCAGTGTTAGCGCCGGTCGCAATGCGAGCAACCATGCGCATCGTGTGAGCGCTGTTTGCATAGTCAGCCGAATACTGCGTCAACTTAAACTGAGAGAAGTCACCGACGACAATGCTGTCGGGGATTGAGGTCGGGGCGTTCGCTGCGTCAAATAGATTTGCCATGTTTTACCTGTTCACCCCAGACGGGAAAAATGTTTGCTTCTTGTCGCGACGCTTTGCATTTTTCGCGTGTCGACCTTTGCGTCTGATTTTCATCTTCTCTCTCGGCCCTGAGATAGTCGTCTTTCGTGCCATCATCGCCACCCATTAACAAAACCGCCGCCGCGTCTAGGCTGTTGAGTGCGACGTCTCCGCTGTTTCGGCTCGTCACCCTCGACCTTTTGCGCCCGCTTTACAGACCTTTGTGCGATTAGATTAACCGAAACACCAAGACAATTCAATGCAGCATAAGCATAAACAAAAGTGTCGAGCGCTTCGTTGCGCCGGCGTGTCTTTACCCACTCGCGTTTATAAAAGCCCTTGTGGTATTTCTTAACCACTTTCTCGGCCGTTAGCTGTTTGAAATACTCGTCGTCAAGCGTGTCAGGAAAGTGAACATACCCTGCGCCCTCCTCGCGTATTTGCAGCCGCGAATAGATTGTCTCCTTCGCTGTGTCGACACCAATCGGAAACAACGGGCATTTGATGTGATTGTTTTTCGACGGCCGGCCGACGATTGCCTTGCCCTCGCCGCCCACACCTTTGATGGCAAAAATGCGCCGGCCATAACGAGGCTTGCAGAATTGATACACGGCTTGCGTGTGATGACCGCCGCTGTCGACGCAAGCTGCTCGAATAATTAGCTCGCGGCCATCTTCGGTCTCCCATGTGTTCATCAGGTATGCGTCGAGGTCGCTCCATACGCCGGCCGATGATGGGTCGCCTATAAACGTCTGCACGTCGACGACGTGAGCTTCTTCGTCACGCGACCACATTATGACCTGACTTTCCAGCCTGTCGTCTTGCACGTCGACGCCGGCCGTCAATAGAACGCCGGCCTCTGGTAGTTTCGGCCATGCCGGCTCGATGTTGGCCATGATGTCCAGCTCATCAACACCTTCACCTGTTTCCTCATAGGTCTCGCCGAAGAAAGTGTTCACGAACACGCGGAGCTGCGCGGGGTCGCGCTTTGCTGCCAAGAATTTTCGGACAGCGCCCTCAAGCGATGTCCACGGGCTGTAAAGCCCATTAAGTCGAAACCCCGCCGTCTCGACGAATGGCGCGGTGGCTCGCCATTCTCCCCGCCGCACCGCTCTAAAGCGGTCAGCGTCAGACCACAGCCCGCCACATTCTTCACACGCATATGCTGCCGTCTCCGGCTTGTCGGTATCCCAATGAACATTTGACCACCGTAAGGTCTGCGCATGCTCGCAATGCGGGCATGGCACATGATACTCTCGCTTGTCGCTTTTTTCAAACTCTGCTTCGATGCGGCTTTGACCGGCCACGGTCGGGGTCGACACCATGACAAATTTGCGATTGTGAAATGTAGCCGCACGCGCTTTTGCTAGGTCGCACGGGTCGCCCTCTGCTCCGGCCGACAAGGGGAAGCGGTCGACCTCATCCATCAGGACAAGCCGGCAAGGGCGTGACGCCAAAGATGACGGGCTGTTAGCGCCGCACATTGTGATGTGCCCACCGGCAAAATTCTTTTTCAATGTTGTGTTGCCGCTGTCACGGGCGCGAGCATCCTTCACCTTGCCCTTTAGATTTGGCGTGTCACGCAACATCGGTGCGAGCCGGTCTTTGGAAAACGTCTGCGCCATGTCGAGTGTCGGTTGAACCAACAGGGTCGGACACGGCTCCATGTCGATTGTGTAGCCGACAAGGTTGAGTATCATCTCAGTCTTGCCGACCTGAGCACATGACATGATGACGACGTTCTCAATGTTATCATCAGATATGGCGTCCATAATTCCGCGTTGATATTCGGCTGATGCCGTATTCCAAACGCCGGCCTCACTCGATGCCTCAGCAGAAAGCCGCCTATGCTGGTCGGCCCATTCGGAAATTGAAAGCTCAGGCGGCGGTGCAATAAGGTTGAGAACCCTATCGGTCGCCGTCTTCGCTGCTGGCAAATTGGGTATCGTCAGTTTCATAAGTTTCCACCATCATGTCTGAAAGCTCTTGCAGAGCGTCATTAATGTGCCGGCGCAAAAACGCTTTGGCCTCTTTCACATCGCCGGCAGCAAAGATGTCCGGCGCTGCCTTTGCCGGAACGGCCAGCATACGCGACCGAAAGTTTCCATATATCTCGTCATTGATTGCGTTGACCACCTCGACCGGCAGCACGTCGCCGCGTTCTTTCTGCAACTCAATCTCTGCCAGCTCCGCCTCAGCCGCGACCTTGCGTGCCCGCGCCTCGTCATAGCTCAACACGCCTTCGGCAGTCGGTATCTTACCGAGCAGAGCTTTGGCCGCGTCCTCCATGCGGTATCGCTTCGAGTTTCCCTTGCTTTCTGCGGGTTTTACGCCGGCAAGCCTTGCTGCAACCGTTCGCCTGTCCATTTTGAACTCTACCGCCAGCGCCGAGACCGTCCATGTTTGTGCTGTCATTCCCATGATTTTCTTACCTTTTCGCGCAATAATATTACAAATTCAGTGGTGTTTAAAAAATTTTCTGTCGCTAGATTTTTTTCGACGTGGCGCGATACCCGCAGGGAGACGCCGTCAGAAGAACCTAGCGCCTCAAACGCGATGCCTTTCGCTGTGATTTGCTGAATGCTGATTTTTGAGCCTTCGCAAGAAACTCCGGCAGCTTCTTGTCGAACGCTTTCTGTGCCGACTGCTTTGCCACAGTGTAGAACGCAAAGCGCGGCTTAATCTTAACGTCAGGCTCCATGACGTAGAGCACACGCAACGGGTAACGCTTCTTTGTGCGCCGCTCCATGATGACGTCCTGACCTGAGCGAGACTTCTGTCGGAATGCTTTCTTACCACCACCGAGCAATGCACGCGGTCGCCTGCCCTTGTTGACGCCACGGCCGGTCAGCCTGATGTTGTCGGTCGGCACGGCAATGGTATTGCCTGACGGCCGCTTAGTGCCGCCGCTCTCCTGCATCGACAGGAAATCTTTCTTGAGGCTGTCATATACACGCGCACGCAAACGCTTCTTCTTGGCCTTCTCTACACGGAACGCACGACCGGCCAGACCTTTGTTGCGCACGTTAAAGGCTCGCGGATACTCATCATGCACCA